TTACTTTTCTTTTCTGCTTTATTTTTTTTAGCTTCTTCAGTCGTTTCCTCATTAGAAAGTATATCACGAACCTCCCTTAGTGATAAATCTCCAGGAGGGACACCTGTTAGGGCTTCAAAGGCATCTGCTTCTAATTGGGCTTGTCTTTTGTCTTGCGCTTCAATTTCTTTGACTGAATACTCTTCGGTAGATTTTATATCCACCGCTGGCGCTACATTTATTCCCGTTTTAGTTCGCCTTGTAGAGCGAAGTCCTTTTAATAAGTTAGCTGCTTCTTCTTGATATTTAGTTATATCATCTACTGTTAAAGGATCAATCCTTAAAAACTCTTTAGCTGCTGCAGAAACATTAGCGTCTAGATTTTTGTTGCTTGTAGCCTTTTTAATCTGATTTTTTGTTTTCTTTGCTGTATTCAGTGCGTCTACATTGTTAGCCTTTTCAAATGTTTTAGTAATTTTTTGAATAGTTTTTTCTACAGTAACAGGATTAGCAAAATTAAGACCCTCAACTTCCTTTATTAAAGACTTTGCTGCACGCGCAGCCACCTTACCTTTAGTTTTTATTTTATTAATTATATCTAAAAAAGCCTTGCGTCTTGTTTCTTTAGGTGTCTTAGGGTCACGAACCGCTCTAAAAACTTGTTTGTTTTCATTTACCGTTAGAGGTTTCCCCTCTTCAATTACTACCTCCTGGCTCTCTGAAATTTCAACTTCAGTCTCACCCTCTTGGGTTGGTTCGACGGTCGTTTCTTCTTGGGCTTGCGTAGTCTCTCCGGTAAGCTCTGTGGATTGATTGTCTCCTTCAACCACTGTTTCGCTAACTTCGGATTGTTCTTCATTAAGTACCTCAGTTGGGCTTTCGATTGTATCGGCATCTTGTTCTGTTTTAGTTTGTTGATTGTCTCTTTCTTTTGCTTGAGTAATTTGCTCATCAACATCAGCAATTTTTTGATCTATTTCTTCTACCAATGGTCCTTCTAGTCCTTTCTTTTGATCTATTAATCTCTGTCTTTGATCTAATAAATCAGAAACCTCGAGCATATTATCAGAGTTGACTATAGTACCTTTGGTTCTATTCTCAGCTGTTTGCATAGCATATATTTCATCATACACTTCTTTGCCTTGCTGCTCTGTTATATTATTATTTTTTACTAATTCATTTACCGTCTTATCTAAGTCATTTACATTACGAGCCACATATCGTAAAGCATCTAATCTCCTATTGCCTGAAAGTAGATTTTTTGAACCTAAAGTTGTGGTTGCACCTAAAGTCATAATTATGGTTTCCTTAATCTCACTTTCTTTTATTTTACTATTACGCACCGATAAACCAGTGATTTCATTTACTGCTGCGTTTATTGCTTTCTCAGAAAACAACACAGGCAATTCTTCTATGGTAACCTCTTTAAAATTTTCTTTTGCTAAATCTTTAGCCTTTCTTTTTAGCTCATCAACAGTAAACTTTTTACCATCTTTTTTGACCGCATTAGTTATGGCTGTTTTAAACCCCTGAAGACTGCTTAATACTTTGGTATTAGAGCCTGCTAAACCAGAGAACACTCCATCTAAAGTGGCTATAGCGTTTCCAGCGACTGCTGCTTTAGTTAGGGCTTCATCTTCCGTTAGACCAGCGCGAACTAAATCAGCTCTCATGTCTTCTACTGATTGAGCAGCAGTGCTTGCGTATGAAGCTAGGCCCATGCCATAGCCCCCAGATATTCCTAATGCTTTTGATAATCTTTGACCTCCCTTTATTAAACCAAAAAGGTTGGCTATTGTTTGTACTCCTCCTTGAACTAAACTCCCTCCGCTGTAATTTATTTCTGAGAACTTTACATTCTTTGCTCTTTTTTTTATTTCTTCGAACCTTTCGTCTGATATAATACCTATCATACTAACATTGGTAATAGGGTCTATTACATCTCCTTCCTCTGTTACTATATATTGTTTACCAGCCACCGTCACAGGCTTTCCTTCTGTGACACCTGATCTTTTAACGGGACCTATCTCTATATCTAATGCCTCGCTAGTGTCTAGTAGAGCCTCTGTTACTCCCGCAAAGACACCTTTTTTGTCTGCTCCAAAACCTGTTGATACTTGATCTAGTAAAGAAGTTATTGCTGCTCCAGAATCTAAAGCAAAATTACCTATTGTTGTGGGTATTGTTTTAGCTGCTTCTCCTAGTTCTGTAAAAATTCTTATGGCTCCACCTTTTTGTCCCGCCTCATAAACATTTTTTCTTCTCTGTAAGTCTAAGTCAAAAGTAAGTTCCTTGTATTTAGGAAATAAAGAGCCCATCTTATTTAACAGGTTAGTCTCCTCTATTAGCCTAGCTTCAAGTTGTTTTTTAATATTTAAAAGCTGCAGTTTATCTTTAGGATCTTTTGCTAATTCTAATTTTGAGTCGACAGTAGAAATATCTTGTCTTAAATTATTCATTACCTCCATCTTATATGAAAGTAATTTCTCTGTATCTTTTTTCTCTTGATCAAAAACCTCGCCTTCATCGGTGGCAATAATATCTTTTATAAACTTAAAAGACGCTGTTTCTTCTCTTTGAGTCTTTGATTCCCACTTACTGTAATCCTCTTGATCTATTTTTAATTCATCAAGTATATTTTTTTTAACAGCAGTTGGCTTTATCTCTACCCCTTCTTCTACTTCTCTTTCAACGGGCTTTAAAATTGGTGACTGAAGATCAGTCTGTATATTTTGCGATGCATTGTTGGTAAGAAACATATTATATTCCGAAGCAATATCCGCGGCTTCTGACCCTAACGTTTGCTTGTTTCCAAACTTTCTTTCTCTTAAAACCGCATCTACATTAACACCTTTACCTTCTAAGAAAGCTCTCTGTTCCGATGTTTGTTCTGGTGTAATTTCTACTGTCTCCTCTTCTAATACCTCGGGGATTTCATCAACTACGTTAGTTTGTTGTTGCTCTTGCGTTGGCTCAGGAAAAACAAAATCTTTTTGCAGTACCTCTAAATCATTTGTATTTAATTCTTGCTGAACAGATGGTTCTTCAGATGCAGAAACTAATTCCTTAACAACTTTTTTTTTAAACACACCCTCTGCTACTAACTCTTCAAACCTTTCGCCATATTCTTCACGTAATTTAGCTTCACTTATTTCTGAACCATTAGGGGTGGTATATATTTCTTCCATAATTGTTGTTACTCAAAAATAGATTTATCAAATGCCGTGCCTTTAGCTATTGAATTGAATATCTGTTTTATGGCATCTATATAATTTGCTTTATCTGCGTCAGTATTATTGCTTGGTAATAATAAAGTTCCCTCAAATATACTTGGTATAGTAAGTTCTAATCCAGAAGTTGTTGCCCTACTCCTAACGTCTAAATTAGGAAGATCACGTTTTAATAATTGAAACGCATTTTCTGCATTTTGAGCCATATCAGAAGCTCTTTGTAAACTAGCATTTGATGGGTCGGAAAATTTAAAACTCATATCAACGTCAGCTATTATGTCTTTTAATGGCTTTTCATCACCAGTTTTTTCTCCTAAAACCTCCGCTGAATCAAAGTCTTGTTCTATAGTAACTTGCGCTTCTGTTTTACCAGCGACTGAAGCGCCTCTATAATTTGGATTATCAATTAGCCTTTGTTGATTAGGCACACCTTTATCATCTACATCGTTAGGGTCGTAGTTAGGATTTTCAATTTTTCTAGTTGTAAACCCTCCTTGCTTATTATAGTCAGTTAGTAATTCTTCATACGATCCTTTTACATTAGGGAAAAACAGTTCGACCATAACCTCGCCTGCTTTATTAGGATCAGATATATCATAAGGAATAGCTTCAGTAATCCCTCCTTCTGAATTAATTCTTGTTACTGTCAAAGTTTTGCCATCTTCTGACCGTTGAGCATTTTTTATATTTTGAATACCTGGTGATTTTCCATATATAACATTTGCCCCTTGTATCATTGCATCAATAGAAGCTTGAGCTGTAGAAGTATCTCCAGATATTACATTGTCTATACTTTTTAAGTACCCTATCTCTTTATTTCTTAAAGACTTAGATTTTTTATCTCCTGAACTTAAACTCGTAACTGTTTTGTCGGGGGCCTCTTTTCTTTCTCCACCCAACGCCGCTTCAAACTGAGCTTCGGCATATTTGTTTGCAGCTTCTAGTTGTTTTTTTCCATTAGGTGTATCAAAATTATTTGTTCCGTCAGGATTGAGAAGTATTAAATGTGGGTTGTTAATTGCTTCTGTTTCATCATATGTAAAATCATAGGACGTTCCATTTGGTGCAACTCCTATATTTCCTGTAAGAATACTAGATACGTTATCTGGATTAACAGTAAAAGATGAAACCATATCTGCCTTAGCTTTATTTAATAGTGCTTGTTCGGCAACTCCTAATTCCCCTTTTTGTAACGCTTGAAAAAATTGTTTTGTTGTACGCCCGTTACTTTCTTGTATTAGGGTTGCTCCTAAACCTTCGACTGCATTATTTACAGCTCCATTTAAATCAAAACTATTATATTGACGAGTAGCTTGCTGAACTAGCTCTGATGCGTTTGCATAATCATTTGGATCAGTTGATATTGCCCCTGTTTTTTTATCTCTTCTAGCTACATTTACTTCTCCTGTTAAAGGATTAATATAAGCACCGTTATTAGCAAAATTTAAATAACCTTCTGTTTGTTGTCGCATAAAGTTTTCTTTAGCCTGACTTTCTCCTGCTCCAAAACGACGCATGGCCTCATCATAACCTTCATTAAACTTTTTTCCCGCCTCAAACATTAAATCTGTACCTTGGGTTGCATTTGCACGGAATTGATAAAAATCTCTTTCTGACATGTTCCCTCCTTTTAATAGACGCTCTGCTTCTCGCATAGCATTTCCTGCATCAGAAGAGAAGTCGCTCATAAATCTATTAGACTCCGCGTTGGTTCCTTGAGGTTGGTTTAAAAGATCTTTTTTGTATTTAGCAAGATTTTCATCAATTTTATCTTTTCTTGATTGACGATCTTTTACTTCATCATCAATACTTTGACCCATCTTTTCACCTACACTTTGCCAATCTATTTGTAAAGGCTTTGAATCTCTAACGTAACCGTAACCTGTTGCCATAATTTATTAATTAATTAGATAGTTAGGATCATCAAACACTTCGTCAAACTCTGTTGCTACTTCGACAGAATTAGGATTAAAAACAGGTTGGGCGCTAACAGATCCAAAAACACTTTCAAAAGTTGGATCTTCTCCTGCAGATAAGAGACTATTTAAATTAGTGGCATCTCCGCCTCCATAAAGCCCAGGTATTTTCATTGCTTGTGTTCCTAAGTTAACTAATCCACCGACACCTTGCTTATTAGCCGCTGCTCTTGCCGCTCTTGCATCCGCTGCAATTTGTTGCTGCCCTTGTGCCTCCCCTAAATCTAAGTTTATTTTTGCGTTATTTAATCTCACGTCTTCACTCGCTACTAATCTATCTAATGCTTGCATCTCTTTTCCCATAGCCGTTCTTGTTTTAGCTTGTTGAGCCTGGTTGTATATAGCTGCTCTACCCGCTAATTCCGCTGCACCTCTTTCACCTGCTTGTCCTGCTTGAACTATAGATCCTAGACCTGATAAAGCTGCTTCTCTTTCAAGCTCGTAAGGTTCTTTTTGAACAGACAATCCTTCATAGAAGTTTGTTTCTAATTTTGATTTAGCTTCTGCCATTGATTTTGCTGCCGCCCTTTCCGCATCTTGTTGCATTTTTCTTTGCTTTCCCGCTTGCAAAAAACTCGCCCCTGAACCTAGAGCTGAAACTCCAGCAGATATTGCCATTGCTGTTCCTGTTGCTATTGCCATATTATAATACTTTAATCATTTCTTGTGTGTAATTGTCTGCTTCGGTGTAACCTAAATTTTTATATGTTTCAACTAAGCCTTTGTGTTTTATTAACGCATATGCATATTTACTTCCCCCTGCCTTACATGCTTGTGTTAATGACTCAACTAATAAGTTAACAGCATTGTGTTTGGCTTTTTTGTCTTCGTAGTTTTTATTTGATATGATCCAGTCCACCCAAGCTACTTTTGAATTAGTTATATATATAAACCCTGCGCAAACAGGAATGTCATTGTCTAATACTATTAATCCACCTTCTCCTTCATCTGGCAAAAAATCCTTTGCCGGAGGCTCCCATCCCCAGTCTTTCCACCAACCTAATAATACGCTATCGTAGTCAGTAGAATTTAGTTTACGAATATTAAACTCCATACACTAACAAAGATACTAATTTTTATGGATAGCTTTTCATTAACTCAGCTTGCACAGCAAAGAGCTCTGTAGGTGATGGACCTGTGTTTTCTAATACAAACCTACAGAAGTGTCCTAATAAACCATAAGACTCAGCTGTATTATTCTTAACACCTATCACGTAAGGATTAGCAACATCAGGGCCTGTAGCTCCATTAATACTTGCGTCTATTACTATGTTGTTTATATTCTGAACTAGGTTAATGTTAATCTGAATTACTTGCCCAGCTAGCATTGGGGTGTTTGTTATTTCATTGTTATAATATAAAAAGTCTCCTATACTAAGTATAGATCCAATACTAAAACCAGGGTTGGATATAAAATCAAATTGTCTTGTTGATGGTAATCCACTAAAACTGTCTGCTCTCCCTATACCATTTATAGATCTAGAAGCAAAATTAGAAATAACCGTAGGCGATGCAGTAGTGTTTTTAACGGCTGCATACCAAGACCCTTCTTTTAACTCAAACCACTCATTGCTTATAAACCCGTCATTTTGCAAATCAGTATTAAGTGTGACGGTCCAAGGCTCGTCTGATTGAAGATTAATAGTTTGAAATATTTTTGTTGTAATCGGAAGTTCATTTATAACGCTTGTTAAAGTAGAGTTATACTGTACATCATAAAAATTATTTCTTAACTCGTTAGTATTATGTCTATATAAGTTAGCTCCTGAAAATGTATAAAAATAGTTATTCATACCCACCATGTAGTCAGGATTATATGAATAAAATGATGGCCAGCCTTTAGAATTTTCGCTATATGATAAAGTAAACTGAGCTCCATTAGGGATAAGGGGCGCTGGAACCGGATTACTAGCAATAGGGGTAGGCCCTGGGGTTACGGTTGGAAAAGGAGTTGGTGTAGGCGTAGGCACAGGCGTAGCCGTAGGCGTAGGCGTGGGTATAAGTGTTGCTGTAGGAACCGGTGTAGGTGTTCCTGTAACACATGTTCCTACTATACATATTTGAATCCCTCCATAAGCTACGTTTGCGTAAGGGTTTTGTCTATCAGTTCCAACGGGTCGTAGCGTTACAATATTATAGAATCCTTTTTTAAGAATAGTTCCTACATTATTAGCAAAAGTTGTTACAGGTGTGTTTGTGTAATCTGCTATTGCGCTTACACCAGGTGGAAAGGACCATCCATTTACAAAATTAATCACGACAATACCATTTGAATCAGTGACATATCCCATCGCTTGGATATTTTCAGTCGCACTATAAAACCCTTGGTCCGCCGCCTCTATAAAAGGTCTGTTTGTATTGTCAAAAACTAAATCACATGGAAGAGAAAAATTTGTTATACTTCCAATCTCAAGCTTACCCCAGCCAAAAGGATCATTCGGACCATTAACAAGATCTAATGATAACTGGCCAATACTTTGACCCGTTGAAACAGCTTGTCCGCAATACCTAAATACACTCATAGACGCAAAATTACAACTTTATTTTTTAATTTTTTTTTATATAACTCCTTCTAGTTTTTTATCCCATCCGTTTGTTTTTGAATAAGACCATATAATCCATGTGGCTGGTTTTACTATACTTTCGTTTATTAAAAATGAATGGGTTTTAGGCCCGTGGCTTATAATACTATTAAACTCTAAGTAGTCTTTTCGGTAGATCTCTTCTCCATTAATATTTAATAAAATTAAAGCAGCGAACTCATAATCTTGTTTAGAAAAAAAAGATTTCTTAAACTCTAAAGAATATTTAAATTTAGGAGAATAAATGTCACTCGGTTTTCCAGGAGGACTAAAGTTTTTATTACATGCGTTTGTAGTTGCCCTATCTTTAAATCGTATACCAGCGTATAACTCATAATCTGCTATCGTCCTTGCACTACCTATATTATACTTCTCAAAACTTTTAGCGTTACATGGAGAACATACTTCCCCATCTATTCCTAATAAATTTCGCGTTCTAGAATGAGCGCGTGTATTTTTATCAGTCCATTTTTTATCATCATCCCAGTGTTTATTACGCCCTACCCTTGTATATTCGTGCCACGCTATTATTTTATGAGGATGAAATAAATCATACCCGTGTGTATACGCTCTAACTGTTATTGTTATTTCTTCTCCATGAAAATAAAACAATGGATCGTGTTGGACTTCTTTACTAAATTCTCCTAATGTAAAAGCAAAGTGAGCTGAGTAGAATCGAGCTTTTATAGGGCTAATAGGATTGTCTTTTATATGATAAGGCATAAAAAAAACAACACCTTCTGGTGTAAATTTATCAAAAGACATACCCCATGGTTGATCATGTCTTTCTTCTGGATCTTTTTTAGGATTGTAAGATGGAATGTAACCAGTCAACAAAGGTTTGTTATATCCTTGAGACTGTAAATCTTTTAACATACTTATCGATAAAGTATCCCAACCCTTTACAAAGCGATGATGAGAGTCTAATTGTAAAGTATATTTTTGGCCCTCGTAATGTTGTTGTATTTGGTTTCTTGCCCAACATGCCCCTTGTGACTCTTGGTGAGGAATATCAATAATTATAAACCTACTGTCTTTAGAATATTTTTTTAAGCTATCCCATTTATCTTCTTTTCTGTATTGGTGAGCTATACATATTGTTAAGTTAGCGGGGTTATCAGCATTAGCTAATAAATCATCAATCGTAGGTATAAGTTCAGGATCACGATAGCTCGCAATTTGTATAAATATAGATTCCATTTAATTTAATTTGATTTAATTTTATTATTATATCTAAAGTAATAAATTATCGGCTAGTTTGTCCAAACTTTTATGCTGTATTATGAATTAGTGCATTGATTACAGCTTTCTACTTTATTCATACCTAGTGCATCAACAGTAGCTTGACCACTAAAAGGTATTGTTGTTTTAGTTATCACATAACACCTTTGAGTTGTAGGTAAATAAACAATGTCGTTTATATCGAACCCTTGACTAAGCCAAAAGATAAAGGGTCTAGCTGTTTGATAGAATTCTAAAGAAATACCAAAGTCAACGCATGGAACTAATATATAGCGATTAAGATTCCCGCAACCTTGAGCACAACCTGTAAATAAAGGGCTACCCGGCAAGTTTAAGTATGCATCTCCGCATGGAGAACTAGGTTTAGCAGGATAGGCTGATTTTCCTGTTTCAGTAGTAGATCCAGATATAGTGTATACATCATTTGATACAATAATCCTTGTACCTAGAGGATACGTTTCTTCTGTCTCCATACTATATTCAATTAAAGTCTGGCAGTTTTTTATTAAGTAAAAGTTTTTATTTGAAACTGTTGGACACCCTAAGGAACCTGAAATTAATTGAGGAAATATCTCTAAAGAAGGGTTAATAAATACTGCGGGAGGGTTTAAAAAACTTGGAATGTACTTATAATAACAACCAGAGTTTGGATCGATAAATTGTTGTTGATCCTGAAATCCTGTTCCTGTATGGAATATATATCTAAACTCAGTAGTGTTACAAGGAGCACACGGTGTAAGTCTATAATAATATCCAGCTACTGTCGGCACAGGAGTAGGCGCTGGAGTCGGCACTGGAGTCGGCACTGGAGTCGGCACGGGTGGGTTAGTTGGCACTGGAGTTGGAAAATTAGTTGGGACCGGTGTAGGCACAGGCGTAGGCGTAATAGTTGGCGTAGGCGTAGGCGTAGGCGTAGGTGTTGCTGAACAATTACACGTAATAGACACTCCTAAAAGTCCGTTTATCTGTTCTCTTGATATTATGTTATCTGAATACCAGCCGTCTGTCGCTATCTGTGTTAGTGCTGCATCAGTATATACTGTAGTCGCGCTGCTAAATGTTGCGGTGTCAAAAAAATATGTTCCTGTTGCCATAATTATTTATTTTATACTGGGCATGATACTGTAGCAGTCCAAGCTGTTCCTGGAACGGGAGCAAAAACTTTTAACACAGCTTGCTGAGTTGATGTTGTTTTGTTAAATGTTGCACTTCCATTCCCTGGGGCTGTTATTGTTGCAGCTGGTTCTCCCAAATTAGCCAAAGCATTATTTAAAGACCCTTGTTGCGACTGAGGACTATTGCTTCTATACCCTGTATCTATAACCACAACTCCATCAAATTCAAGTGTAAATCTATCAGGAACCGTATACGCATCAAAGTCCATAGTTACCACGCCTGTTGTTGAGCCTAATTCTATAATTTGGGTGTCTGGGTACGCTTTTCCTCCACTATAATTTGTTCCAAAATTACATTGAATTATTGGGCCTACTGGTAATGCACCACAACACGCATCAAAGTCAGATGTACCTGTATTTAATATTACTTGTGTTGGTTTTCTATAGTCCCAAATTAAATATAAATTACTTCCTGTATTATTAGGCATAGCAAACTGAGCCGAATGTTTGTCTCCTGTTGTCACTATAGGAGTGGCAATGGTAGATAATCCAAATAACGTTAATATATCATTAGAAGTGTTTCCATAAACCGTGTCAGTTCTTAAATATCTAAATTTATTTGCAGTAGTGCTAAAGACAAAATTGTCACTTAATATCTTATTACTAATAATATTTACTAAAGCTCCTTCATTAGGAATTATTCCTGCTCCAATAGGTCCTGTTACTGTATCAAACTGAGATACTATAGGTGTAGAAGAAGTATCAGAAGAAAAAGTTATTTGTGTCGAATGTAGCGGTGATGTAAATGTATTATCCGTCCAAGAATATTGATTATGGATAAACTGCCCCCCGTCATTACCACTTGTTAGAGCTATATTATATATTGTCAATGTGTTTTCTGCTGGACATTCTGTTGTTATTTCTATTGTATCTGGCGTTACAGAACTAGTAGTCACCCTTAATGTAACTTGAGTTGCATCTACTATGTTTTTATTAACAAATAAAGTTCCGCTTATAAACACTAAACCTGTTGTGTAAGTTACATTATTATAAATTGCTTCAATAGTATATCCTACACCAGTGTTTGTTTCTTCAGTATCAATAGGTAATCCTAGTTCAGTAACTATTTGCTGTAATCCATTGCCTGTGCTTGGAGTATTTATTTGAGTTATTAACGCATCTTCTTCAGCGTTTGGAATAACATAATTAATAGCTACTGTACCAATTTCTTGAGTAACATTAACACAATAAACAGTTTCTTGTCCTGGATTTACTAAAATATTTTCTGTTAATCCACAAGGAGAACAATTAGTAAACCCAGGTATGTTTTCACCATTTGAAGCCAACACAAACTCATTCATGTAGGGGTCATAGCCTCCTAGTTTTTGATTTCCAATAGTATTTATAAAAAAGTCCCTAAACCATCCTCGCATTCCAGCTTCAGATATTACCGCTAAAGCCTCGGGGCCTGACTCACCACCACGCAGTCTTAAAACTGCACCTCTTTTAGCGTCTGTAAAAAACTTATCTGCTCCATATACCGCAAAACTCTCTGGGTTATTACTGATACCAAACTCTTCGTCTCTTGCGATCTGCTGCCCTAAGACGGTAGGAACAGATGTTAACACTCCCCCTCCTGATGCATCGGTTAAAATATCTTTACCTTGGAGAACGTAAGAGATTTTATCTTCTTGTAAAGTTAATATATCTGTACGTCTTGCGTGAAGCCTCTCTATAGGGCCATACAGGTCCTCTAGTGGCTTAAAATTTAATAACCCAAGGTTGAACTCGTTTAACTTATTTACATTTGACTCATCATTAAATATACCGCTGTATGTTAAGTCTGCAAATCGATGTGCTTTTTTGAATATTTGAGCAGATGTTGTGGTGACTCTGTTCCCAAAGTTCATTTCTTTTCCATTAATGGAATCCCGCATTTTATAACTCTCGATACCATTTCCAAAAGCTATACAGTTTGAAAATCCAGTATCTACTATAGCTGCCTGCGGCGTTATTGTTCCAGTGTTTTGAAAATCAATAACTTGGTTTTGTAAATTTCCTTGGTGCTGACCCTGATTGTCTATTGCAAAAGACAAATCGTTTTCATACCATACATCATCCAACGCATCTTGAGCTAAAGTTTCAAAAACAACAGTCGTTTCCGCTCTAACCACCTCTATTCTTAAAGTAGTAAAACTTTTTGTTCTTGAACCACTTCCAGCTGCCTCTGCGCCTGTAGCCATTAAGTAAGTGGCGCCATTAGAAGTGTCTTTGTAAAATCTATAAAATAAAGTACCGAATGATGCATTAATTTGGGAATTACCTTCCCTTATTAAAGATTCTGGTGGACCCGTGCTTCCTGAGGCTATTGTGTTGTCATAAGACGTTAAGTAATTAGGCGCATTACATGCCGCCCTTGGCCACCCATTACATGACTGTCCTGTGTCAAGTAAAGACGCCACGTTGTCACCGTCAAAAAAATCTTTAAAATTATCATAGTCTTGAGTAGCTTCTAAGTTTAATGTTAATGTGTACTCTCTATGCTCTAACCCATTACTTCTTCCGGTACGCCGAGTGGTATGCTCAATAGTTACCTTGCTGCCTGCGGGCAATGTATAGTCTATGTTTTGTGTTGCCCCTGTACCGGTGGGGTTTAGTACTGTAACTGCTGCTGCTGGGACTCCATATACTCCCCTTCTATCTGAAATAACAGTTATTAAATTTCCACGTACTATGTTTCCTCCCGCACTCAAATCATTAGTAACCGCAAAATTATTAGGGTTAATCTTCATATAGACTCCACCAGGAATAGCAATATTTGCACCATCTACACCAGGTTGCAAAGGATCTTGAATTTCTAAAAACTGTGAGTTTTGTACTTTTTTTTCTAAAACAGTAGTAAAAGCACAATTTCTTAATGCTCCATTTGTGTCTGATTTTACAATCAACCTATCACCCTCTTCTATTTTTTTAGCGTTTTCTCCTTCGAGTAAAAAATAAACAGAATTACTATCTGAGTCTTCAAAATAAACATTAGTATATATTGTGTTGTAAGTGTCTTTATCAGCTTTAATAACAAACTTATATCGAGTAGCCCAATAAGGAGCTATTTGAGCAGGAGTTACATTCCCCCCAGGAATAGTTACTTCTATTTTGTTTTTTGTATTAGAGGAACCACACGAAACGTGAACCGTATTAAATGGACTAACCAAAGCCGTGGATGCCCTATTAAAACTATCCATATAAACTATACCTATTTCATAACCTCTATTAGAGTGTAATGAATAATTGTTTGACGCCTTAGTGTATTGAGCATCTGAAAAGGTTAAAGTATAGTATTCATAAAACGTTTGAGTTGGTGTATTAATATTATCCACATATTCCATTGCAGGAAACTGAAAGCCTATTTCGTTACTGCTTGTTGAAGAAAATATTTGTATTGGTTGATCAACTGCGCTAATACCACTCGCTTTTTTTAAATAAGCATCAAGCTGATTAGGTACCTCACAATTAAATATGTCTGTAAATGTTGATCCTGTACACGAATTAGCAACTGTTTTAATATTAGTCGGTGAACCAACTTTGTCAATAAAATCAGCACTTTGAGCTAACGAATAAACAGATGTAAATGTTTGTGGAAGAATATAAAAAAAAGTTATTGTAGTCCCAATAGTTGTTTCTGTAGGAAAAGGACTTTGTCCTTGAAAAGCAAAATGCTGAAACTGAACTGTTACTGTTAAAGATGCTCCTTTAATTAATGTTGTAGGATCAAGCGTCACATTAACTCTAGCTTGAGGTATTGCAAGATACCCACCTAAATCATACCCGCCATCTACACGAAGAGTTGTTAAATTAGTTAATCCTATTTCGTCTTGTACAAGGGCTGTTTCAAAATTAAATTGAACCGCATCATTCAATCTATCTACTAAATCATAACCCTCAACATAATTACCGTAAACCATACGGTTGCCCATCAAGGTTTGTGCTTTTGCTAGCAAAGGAACGTTATCATATAATCTTAAAATTTCATACTCTGGTAAAACAGAAAATATTTTCTGATTTTCAAAAGTATAAACTGAGACATCATTGTTTGCTAAACCTAAATCTAACTTATTTAAACTCTCTACTATTTTTATCGTAGGATCATTAAACTCTTTAAATAATATTTCAATCGCTTTTACTAAAGGACCGCCTGTGTTATATGAAATCCTAACAGCATTACTCGTGTTTAACATGCCGTCATTTAAAAAACTGCTTATACTAAAGCTAAACGTTGATGAGGTAAAAGCTGGTGCGCTAAACTGAGATGTAGCTGAGAATTCTCCATCTGCATACTGATATCTATATCCGAAACATAAAAATCTATCTTCTAAATAATTATTACTTCTACCTGTTGTAAAAGGCGTAACAATAGGAGCTCCAGCTGGTGGTTTTTTAATTACCAATAAAGACTCTGCGGAAAATTGATCTATGTATGCTGCCATAATTTATGATAAAGTATAAGTTACATTTTCCGTTAATGTTATTCCTGTTAAAGTTACTGTTCCTCCTGATTCAGCTAGTATAGCATCTCCATTCCCATCTGTATAACCAATTAAAGTAGCATATGTAACTAACCAGGTTCCTTGTGTTCCGTTGTCTCCAACTATAGATCCTGAAATAGATGAACCCCCAGGGTTTCCTATTGTATTACTATTTATAAGACCTATGGTAGTGATACCTGTGCTAATGTTTGTTTCAAATTGTGTAAGCGCTAAACCAGCAGCGGTGTTAGCTCCTTGAATACCATACCCTTTAGTAATCGGTAAAGTTTGGAGTGTCGTGTAACAATCTACTCCAGGTAAAGGTATTTGTGTTGTTGTGGGTTGTACACCAGTTCCAATCGGTTGTAGAGCTAAAGGGCACCCAAAGATAGTTCCTTGATGAAATCCAATTGTTTCTACTGCACCCAATGTAGATCTACCTGCTTTAAACCTCCATAATCCTGTTTGTGTAGCTGGTGGTACACCTCCAAGTAAAGGTTCTCCGTAGGTATTTTTAATATTTATAAAACGTGGAGGATTAAAGTTGTCTGTAAAAAACAACAAGTCTCCTGCCATATCTGCTGAGGTTATTAAATTAACAGGATTAAAGTTTAAAGTTGTAAGTATTCCTGAACCATCGTCTGTACTTACGACGTGATAAGTAACTTGTGAGGTCGTTGTGTTAAATGAACATATCATATCACATTTACCTGTGTCTGCTAAAGTAAATGTAGGGTCGTGTACAAACCAATATATCGTCTCATTAGCACTATCTTTAAACACACCAATAGCTCTTGCGTTTTGACTTAAAGAGGTTTGATCTAAAAAAAACAACATTGTTAACTTTGTGTTTCCCTTAGCATTTTCCACAGACCCTATCTCTGACGCTTCGGTAGATCCCAACCTTACGTTGAGTGCATCTTCATATTCGCCATTTGGTATAAGCCTTTCATCAAGGCTTTTATTCATACGGCCAGCAATAAAATTTCTTTGCGTTCTTGCCATTTTATTTTATCCACTTGTTTTCACCCCTCATATTCATTAACAATCTTCCTGGGTGAATGTTACTTAACCGTATTTTTGCATTACGAAGCAATGCAGTTTTGTCTTTTTTTGCTCTATTTACTATATACTCTTGAACTCCAAATTTACTGTTTAGTATAGCGTATTTAATATAGGCGTAAATGTAATCTTCAAATAATTTATTTAAAGTAATTAACGAATCATCTCCTCCTTCCATACCATCCGATATATATTCTAAAATACACTGTTCATTTGCCATGGTAGAATCAAAATTTATAACACCTGCTTTTTTATCTATAGTAAAAGTAGGATTCATATTAGCTGTCTCTGTATTTAAACCATATCGAGCGCCAATATTAGTCATATAAAAATCTTCATTGTATTGAGAATTATTGTTTGAGTCTAAGTTTGCTTGGTTTAAATATATACTGTTTAATGATCCATCGGTTCTAGAAGAGTCTAATGTAGATGTTTGTCTATTCACGTTGTCAGAAGCGTCATAGGTAAAACTAGCAGTAGCAGTTTGCACATAGGAAAGAGCTGATTGAACTTGAATGTTTTCTAATAGTGGTCTTATTGTGTTGTTTTTAAACAAAGATATTCTTACCCAGTTCACATAGTCTGAAGGTAAAACAAATCTTAAATCGGAATACACTGTAAGTTGCAATGATTTGATTTCTTTAAACGCGTCATAGTTTAATTCTTGGATACCTCTTTTAGCGTGAAACAAAATCTTAAACCTTTCTTCGTTATTTACTAAAGAGTGGTTTCCATCAAACATTAATAAAAAATTATTTACAACATCTGTTAAACTTACATACTGATAGGATCCCCAATTTAAATCTGTAGGTGCAACCCCATCATTTGTGTAATACTTTTTCTGATCTATATAAGCCATAATTATTGTTCTTTATTTTGCGTTTGTTCTTCTACTTGACCAAATTTAAACACATCTCCTTCTCTTATGGATATTCCTGCATATTGCAATATTTTAGACACCAAGTCATTACCATCGTCCAGAGGTAATTCAAAGTCTTGATAATCCGCTTGACTTTGATCAAATATAGGGTCACCATTAGATATGGTGGTAAAAGTCCAATTAGGATCTTTAGGATACCTTATGTATTGAGCAACTACTTGACCCATAGAAGATATAGAGTTTGGATGCAAACTTATGTTATTAGCTTCTTGCGTGTACGCTGGGTAGGTCAGGTTAGGAGCGGTCAGTAAAGAATTATTAAGCATTGTTATTTTGCTGTTATTTACTAGTTCAGCTTCAGCTGACAAATTTGTGGTAGAGTAAATCTTGTAATTTTTTCCTGTAGCTGTTATAAGAGTTGTATTAACAGTAAGAGTTGTGGTGTTTACAAAACCAGTAATTAACGCAGTAGTTACCGCGTTATTGTTCAACACTATAGAAACCGAGTTACCTACTAAATTAGCATTAAATGTTGCTGCTGCATCTATAAGTTGATTCCCGGCTGCTGCACCAGCTACAGCTGTATTAATCCCTGTTGCTGTAATACTTGAATATATTAATACTTTATTTAAAAGATAATAATCAAACCCTGTTGTGGATTCAGAAGGTAATGTGTATACATTATTTAAACCAGATGGTGCCGTGGTAGTGGCTGTGGTATATGTTTGAGCAAGACTTCCAGTTGCTGAAAAAGTATCTATTACTTCTTCATATCCTTTTTTTAAATCTGCATATCCAGTGCCAGACATCCTAGAGTTTTCGTCATTTATTTGCTGGTTGTATTGAAAAAAATACTCGTCAAACAAATCTAATTGTGCCTGTTTAGCAAATAGGTTAAAATCATTAGGAGATAAATAACCGTAATTGTTTTTATTAATTATTGCTAAAACTGTATTCCGTACAGAATTTATCATTGTTATTCTTTTACACAAAGATAAGTAAAAAAAAAAGAGGTCAATTTTCGTTGACCCCTCTTAAAAAATTAAATTATTTCTCTTTATATTACTCTTAGTATAAAGAAGTTTTGACCCGCTAACGGACCATCGTTAACATTACCTGCTGTGACTTCAGTATTTAAAACTCCTGGAAATTCAAATGTAACATTTGGCCAAGGTGTTTGTTGTGATCCAACAACTGCTGTCTGAAGACCATTCCTCATGTCTTCGTTTGAACCTGTTGAAGACGTATAAG